TTATCTAACGGTTGAGTGTGACCCACACATTCAACATGAACTACAAGATCAGTTTACGTTTGATATTCCCAATGCGAAGTTTATGCCTCAGTACCGTAGTAGGTATTGGGACGGAAAAATTCGTCTGTTTAATATTGAGAAAAAAGAAATCTACTGTGGTTTAATTGATAAACTGCAAGTATTTTGTCAGCGATACGGATATACGTTTGAGTTTGAGAGTAACAAGTTCTACGGTCTCCCATATGAGGAGAATGAGATGGTATCCCAGGAAGGGGTCCAGGACTACCTACAACGCATTACATCGTTTAAACCTAGGGATTATCAGGTAGAAGGTGTTTACGACGCTCTGAGACGTAACAGACGCCTTCTAATCAGTCCTACGGGTTCTGGCAAGTCTTTGATGATCTACGGCGTTTGTAGGTACCATGTAGAGCAGTCTAGGAAAGTCTTGATTGTTGTCCCTACCACATCTCTGGTGGAGCAGATGTACAAGGACTTTGAGGATTATGGTTGGAACGCACAGCACAATTGCTATAAGATCTATGGTGGCAAGACGAGAATCGCCAAGAAAAATGTTGTCATTAGTACCTGGCAGTCGATCTATAAGATGGATCGTAAGTGGTTTGGTCAGTTCGATGTCATTATCGGGGACGAAGCACACCAATTTAAATCCAAATCTCTTATTAGCATCATGTCTAAACTCGCAGATGCGAAGTATAGATACGGATTTACTGGAACTCTTGACGGTACACAGACTCACAAGTGGGTGCTAGAAGGTCTGTTTGGACCATCTTATAAAATCATCAACACCAAGGACTTACAGGAGGCAGGGTATCTTGCTAAACTGAATATCAAAGTTCTGCTAATGAAGCATGATCCTCAAATTTTTGAGACTTATGAGGACGAAGTACAGTTCATCATTGGTCATGAGAAGAGGAATAGATTTATTAAGAACCTTGCCCATGACTTAAAAGGTAATACACTCATTCTGTTTAGTCGGGTTGCCGCACATGGAGAGGGTTTATATGACCTCATAAATACAGACAGTAGGAAGGTATTTTTTGTTCACGGTGGTGTTGACACTGAAGAACGAGAAGCAGTCCGTGAAATTACCGAGCAAGAACAAGACGCTATTATCATTGCGTCATTTGGAACGTTCTCTACCGGTATTAACATAAAAAATCTTCACAACGTAATTTTTTCATCTCCTAGCAAGTCAAGAATCCGAACTCTACAATCAATCGGTAGAGTCTTGCGAAAGAGTGAGAACAAATTAAAAGCAACACTTTACGACATCGCCGATGATTGTAAGAAGGGGTCTAGAAGTAACTACACCCTGAACCACCTTGTAGAGAGAATTAAGTACTACAACGAAGAGAAGTTTAACTATGACATCATCTCAATCAAAATCTGATAGTCCGTATGATGAGTTCTATGCTAGCATCAAGTTAGTATCTGGTGAAGAAATTTTAGCAATGGTTGTTGTAGATAATACTGATAAAGAAAAACCAGAAACAATTGTTATAGATAATCCTGTTATTTGTAAAGAGATTCGTGCCCATGGCACGAATATACCCATGGGGTATAAGTTCGAACCTTGGATGAAAATGACTGATGATGAAACTTATATCTTACCTATGTCTAAGGTAATTACAATCTCACAAATCTCATCTCCAGAGATAGTAAACACTTATAAAGAAGTAGTTAATCATGGGTTTGACGTAGGTCATCCTGATCTTACTAAAGAGATGGGATATGTTTCTACGGTAGATAAAGCAAGAAATCTTCTAGAGAAGCTCTACGAGTCTTAAAGCTAAGCCACACCCCTTTAACGGGAACAGAGTCATCATACATACATTTGCCGATCTTGTCAAGCTATGCTATAATGTATAAAGAATAGTATATTACATGGTCCGTAAAAGATCAGAACATTATGTAAACAATAAGGAGTTTCTTGCTGCTATTATTGTATACAAAAAAGGTATTAAAGACGCTGAAGCAGCAGGAGAACCTAAACCTAGAATTACAAATTACCTAGGTGAATGTTTTCTAAAGATTGCTACTCACCTGTCTTATAAACCAAATTTCGTCAACTACATGTTCAAGGATGACATGATTTGTGACGGAATTGAGAACTGTGTTCAGTATATTAATAACTTTGATCCTGAGAAGTCTAGCAATCCTTTTGCTTACTTTACCCAAATCATCCACTATGCTTTCCTCCGTCGTATCCAGAAGGAGAAAAAGCAACTAGAGATTAGACAAAAGATTATCGAAAGATCTGGATTTGACGAAGTATTCGTCGCAGACGAATCTGATAAGTCATCTGAGTATAATCAAATAAAAGACGCGGTACAATACCGCACTAACAGATGAAAGTTGCTATTATCACGGACCAGCACTTTGGATTTAAGAAAGGTTCTAAATTATTTCATGAATACTTTCAGAAGTTCTACGAAGAAGTCTTTTTTCCAACGTTGCAGGAACGTGGTATCACAACTGTCATCGACATGGGAGATACTTTTGACAGTCGTAAAGGTATTGACCTATATTCTTTGGACTGGGCGCAAAGAAATTATTTTGACCGTCTCCGAGATCTTGGCATTACCCTTCACTCCGTGGTCGGTAATCACACCGCGTTCTACAAAAATACTAACGAAGTCAATACTATCGATCTGCTTCTACGAGAGTACGATAACGTCAATACTTTCACTGAATGTAAGGACATAGACATTGACGGTTGTAAGATCTGTATGATCCCTTGGATTAACTCTGACAACTGCGAGTATACATATAGGAAGATTCGTGAGTCTACCGCTAAGGTTGCCATGGGTCATCTAGAACTCAACGGGTTCTATGCTCACCATGGATACACAATGGAAGATGGAGACGACATCCAACCATATCAAAAATTCGATCGGGTCTTCTCTGGTCATTATCACACCAGATCATCAGACGGTAGGATTTTCTACCTTGGGAACCCTTACGAAATGTTCTGGAACGACGTGGGTGATCTGCGAGGATTCCATATCTTCGATACAGAAACACACGAACTAGAAACAATCAACAATCCGTTTCAGATGTTTAGGGTTATCAAATATGATGACACCCCTAGACAACTGTTTAAGTTTGCTGAGTACAAGGATAAGATTGTCAAGTTAATCGTTGTCAATAAGTCTAGTCAGAAAGACTATGATAGGTTTGTTGATGCCCTGTCTGCTGCTAATCCTTATGATCTGAAGATCGTTGAGAAGACCTCTCAGATGGACTTTGGTGAAGACGCTGCTGAGCAAACAGAAGACACTCTGACGCTGCTAGACAAGTTCGTTGATGAGTTGGAAACTGATCTAAGCAAGGCAAAGATCAAGAGTCTTGTTAAGGACCTGTACAGGCAAGCATGTGAGGTAATGTAATGTTTATTATTACTGTCGAAGGGATGGAGGATGAAGGTGCCTTTGCCGTTAAGGATTCTATAGGTGATAAGGTCGTGTTCCTCTTTGAGGAGGAAGACGATGCCATGAGATATGCCATCCAACTCGAAGCATGTGGTACAATGGACATGACTGTTGTGGAGGTTGGTGATGCCCTCGCAATCGGAGCTTGTGAAAAAGCAGGAATTAAGTATACTATTATCACTAAAGACGATATTGTAGTTCCACCACCTGATAATAATGACGATGATGATTGAAGTTGATTTCGAAACTTTTCATGCTAATTTTGATGATTATATGGAAAAAATTGAACGAGACGGTCAAACTTTTTTAGTTCGTCTAGAAGATGGTCGAGCAGTTGTTGCTGCTCCTGCTGATTTAATTGAACCCGAGAATGATTGAGTTCCAAACTATTCGTTATAAAAACTTTTTGTCTTCGGGCAATCAATTCACAGAGATCAAGTTAAACAACGTAAAGAATACTGTCATCGTCGGTCAGAATGGTGCTGGTAAATCTACGTTGCTTGATGCTCTGTGTTTTTCGTTGTTTAACAAACCCTTTCGTAAGATTAATAAGGGGCAGATCATCAACGCACAGAATGAGAAAGACTGTGTAGTTGAGATTGAGTTTGCTGTCAACAGCACACAGTACAAAATTGTGCGTGGTATCAAACCAACAATCTTTACGATCAAACGTAACGGAAACAAACTTCATGAAGACGCTGATGCAAAGGATCAACAAAAGTATCTGGAAGGACAAATACTCAAACTCAATTACAAGTCCTTTACCCAAATTGTTATTCTTGGGTCTGCTTCTTTCGTCCCCTTTATGCAGTTATCTGCTGCACACCGTAGAGAGGTCATAGAAGACCTCCTAGACATCTCTGTGTTCTCTTCTATGTCTGACCTCCTAAAGGCACGGATAAAGGACTCCAAGGACCGCCTGAAGACGCTGGACTTGAAAAAAGAAGGCATTGGTGATAAAATAGTAATGCAGCAGAATTTCATCAAGTCAACGGAGGAATCAGGTCAGAATGATATCCAAGATAAACAGAACCAAATTTTGGATCTCGATTCCGAAGTTGCGAAGCACCAGAAACGTGTGGAAACCCTCCTTACAGGTGTTAAAACCAAAGAGGACGAAGCAGCAGACTATGGCAATGCTTCAGAGACGCTTAGAAAACTGGGAAAATTCCTTGGAAAGATCCAGTCAAAGAAATCTCACACAAGTGATACTCTAAGTTTCTTTAATGAAAATTCGGTATGCCCTACCTGTACTCAAACCATAGAGGAAGAGTTTCGGGTAAATAAAACTGTACAGCTCCAGCAGTCGGTCGCCAAATTTGATGATAATCTCAAAGAACTTGAGGATGCTATCAAGGCGGAGGAAAGCAGAGAACGTAAGTTCACTGCACTGCAAAGGGAGATTACTAAACTCTCGAATGAGGTTTCTCAAACAAACGTTCAGGTATCTGAATCTAATAAATTACGGTCAAGATTGGAACGTGAAGTTCAAACTCTTACCGATCGAATCGAGGACAGAAATTCTGAACATGAGAAGTTAAGTCAGTACAAGGGACAACTAAAGAGCATATTACAAGACCATGAAACGCTGAAAGAAGACTACAATTACAGTCTCCAAGCTAGTGTGCTTCTTAAGGATGACGGCGTAAAGTCGAGCATTATTAAAAAGTATTTGCCTCTTATCAATCAGCAGGTCAATAGATACTTACAACTGATGGATTTTTTCATTAACTTTACCTTAGATGGTGAGTTCAATGAAAAAATCCAGTCACCCATACACGAAAACTTTTCCTATCCTTCGTTCTCTGAAGGCGAGAAGATGAGAATCGATCTTGCACTTCTGTTTACATGGCGAGAGATCGCAAGGATGAAGAACAGTGTCGCTACAAATCTTCTTATCATGGACGAGGTATTTGACTCGTCACTGGATGGTTTTGGTACCGACGAGTTTTTAAAGATTATCCGCTTCGTCGTTAAGGATGCGAATATCTTTATTATCTCACACAAGTCGGAACTGCACGATAAGTTCGAAAGTGTGCTAGAATTCGAAAAGGTCAAGGGGTTCTCGCAGTTACGTAATCTGCTAGCCCCTTGACAAATGTTAAAATCTGAAGTATTATAAATACTGAACCAACTCATTTTATTACGAGTTGTGACAATTGGCACTGTGCCAGTTGTATATTTAACAACGAGACAAGTCGATGTCTCTATCCATCTGCGGGTAACCATTCCGCAAGTAACTAAAAGGTATTTTTAAATGATCAAATCTGTATTCGCAGCCTCCGCTGCTCTGTTCGTATCCGCTGGCGCTGCTTTTGCAGGTCCCTACGTCAACGTAGAAGCCAATGCTGGTTGGACGGGTTCTGACTACAATTCAACCACGACAGATCTTCACGTAGGGTACGAAGGCGTATTCGGCGATAACGCATCATACTACGTCCAGGGCGGCGCTAGCGTAGTCTCCCCTGATGGTGCTGAGAGCGACACCGTTCCTTCCGGTAAGGCAGGTTTGGGTCTTGGTTTGACCGAGAACCTCGGCGCATATGGTGAAGTGTCCTTTCTGGGCAGTGGCGACAGCAACGTCGATCGTGGATACGGTGGTAAACTTGGCGTCAAGTATAATTTCTGATCGTTGATATAGACACATAAACATCTAGATGTTATACTGGGGGTGCGACGGCATCCCCATTTTTTATGAGAAATTATCTTATAAGGATCCTCACTAGTCCTGTTACACACTTTAATGTGATGTCTATTGGGGTGGTGATTATGATTGGGATGCTTCATAACCATGCTCACTACACAATGACTATGGATGCAGATTCTTACGTTAGGCAATGGTGTAAAGCATCAGCAGAAAACCAAAAGACCTGTATCCGTTATGGCAGAAACGACGACTGATGACTTGACAAAACTTTAGATTTCCTATATACTATGTGAAGAAACATTACGGAGTGTATCGTGACTGTAACAACCGAAGACGGTGGACGCACAAATTTGTTCGCCAGAGAGCCTCAAATGTATGTCTCTAAGACGGACGCAGAGCGTTACGGTTACGAGTCATATGCCGAGAGCGCAGAGAAGTTGAATGGACGAACTGCTATGGTTGGATTTGTTGCTGCTGTTGTCTCTTATGCTTTCAGTGGTAGCGTATTTTTCTTTGGGGTCTTCGGATTCTGATG